AACGGCAAATTATGCGAACTAGCGTTTTCTTCTGAAAAAGTGTTTTCTCTCTACCCACGGAGGCGGATAACGTCTGACTTTTTCGTTTGGTCGCCAGAATAAGATTTTGGATGCGTCCTTGTTTTGCTTGGTAAGTCGCGCCGTATCAAGCATTTTTATAAGTGATAGCGCGTCAATGCCGATTTGTTCGGAAATGTCCTCAATAAACCGAATAGGAAGTCGCAGACGGTCGCGTCGGTATTGGCTGATTCGGGTCGGCTCTACTTGCCAGCGTTGAGATAAAGCATAGTCAGACAGGATAAAAAGCCTGTCTTTGATTTGGTCGATGAGTTCAGATTGTGTTGCCATGATAAGCCCCTTTTCGGGGCTTATTTTAATTCAATGAGCAAACGCTCTCTATTTGAGCGTTTGCTCCTTATTTTGTAGGTTTGTTTCTTCGAGTTTGTCCAGTTCGATAAATTCGACGTTGGGGGCAGAAAAAAGACAGTATAAGTTTAGCTCTGTCGATTTTTGGGTCTTTAGGCATTCAATTGCCTTTGATTCCCCTTTTATGAATCCAGTGAAATAACCGATTGAAAAGCCTATTGAAATAAGCAATAGATTTTTTAAGTATTTCATTATTTCTTAATCGTGATTTCGCCGTCGTCGCCGATGTAGGCGCGTTTAATTGCTTCGTTTAGAAGTATATGGGCAAGCTCGCTGTCTTTCAGCGGTTCGCGCCCAAGCTGTATCAGTTTCTTATTGGCATTGATGGCAAGCCGTCTAATGCTCTCTTCCTGCTCTTCTTTGATTCTCAGTGATTTCATGCGTCATTTTTCCTAAAACTTTTATGCAATATAAAACAAGGCGTTACTTGTTAACAAGCATATTTGTATTGTGCATATTTGCATACATGAATACAATGCCAAAATTGCATGCATGAATGCAAATAACAGTTATGTGTTGTAAAAAGGTCAAAACATGAAAAAGCGTAGCGCAAAAGTGATTCAAGAAGAGGCAGGCTGGCGCGTTGAATGTCGTGAAAATAACGTTTTATTACATACGTTATATTTTCATGATTGCTCTCAAGTTCTTGCTGTTTCTCGTGCGGAAGTTTGGGTAGTTGCAGGCGTTGCAATTCCTGTTTGTTTCGGTATGGAAAAAGAGGATTTGGGGGTTATCAATGAGCAAAATTGAACAGCTAAAAACTTCTGGGGCTTATGCCCCCCCCCTATCTAACAGGGGGGGTCGAGATTCAGACGGTAACTGTGAAGCTCAGGAATATGAACGTTATGAGAAATACGTTATTGATTACGACGGCAATATTAAAGCCGTTCCTCTTCGTAAGGGTCTCGGCAATTCCGCTTTTATTGATACTTTGAGTTTCACTTTTCACGAATCATCTGTAACTGGTTTTTGTGTTAACGGTAAGCAGTTGGGAATTTCAACGCCGATTTCTGATTATGACGTTATAAGGAATTGGTCGGAAATTTCAGAGTTTATCTTTGGGTTTGGGGTGTCGTCCCCTGTTCCGGTCGGAAAAGGTCGATTTTATGGCCAAAGGTGGGAAATTTCGGTCGATGGCGTTCTTTACGGTCAAGTTTATATCGGCGGTCAGAATGACACTTTACTGATTGAGTTGAGCGGTAAAGGTTGCAATGTTGCTTTAGACGGCTGGGAACAGCGTTTATATAAATTTTTGATGTTTGCGACAAATCCAAAAATTACGCGTTGCGATATTGCGAAAGATTTTTTCGAGTGCGAGATTACGCCAGATTCTGCGTGGGTTGCTTATAACCATGGCGAATTTAATAAGCGCGGAAAAAAACCTTTGGTTTCACAAATCGGTTCTGATTGGTTGAATGATACTAATACAGGCAAGACTTTGGGTATAGGCTCTAAACAGTCGTCATGTTATGCGAGAATTTATGACAAGGCAAAAGAACAAGGCGATGTTTCAGGCGTGAATTGGTGTAGGTTCGAGCTTCAGTTTATGGGGCGGAATTGTATTCTACCTTTAGATATTCTTCTTTTCCCCGGCCAGTTTTGGGGCGGTGCATTTCCGATTTGCGAAAAATTGCAAGAGAAAGGTTCAACAGAAAGAACGGTTTCAGCGTTAAAAAGGCTGGAGATTTCGATTGAAAGAGTAAAGGAAGTTGCAAGTAATCAGGCAGGACGAGCTATTAATATGATGTTGCAACTTGGAATGTCGGATTCGGAAATAGTTGAATGCCTTAAAAGAAAAGATGGCTCGTTACCAGAAAGAGTAAATCCCGCGTCCTATGCTCTGCAAGATAAGCGTTATTTAGAATTTATTCATGACGAATACAAGGGTTCTATTGAATTGGAATTGATTGATGAATTCGGCATGGTTCTTGAGGATAGAGAAATCTATTTAAATCACTAAAGCCTAAAAGGCAGGAAGGTAGTTTTAAAAATGAAAATGTTCGCTAAAGTGCAAGGCTTGAAACGCTCCAAAGGCGTGATGAATGATACAGGCAAGTCTTACGATTCGACAACGGTTTATGTCGAATTTCCATTCGCTCGTGATAACGCTGATATGCGTGGTTCAGCAACCGAGCCGATGAAATTCGGTACTTCTGAAAACTTTGAAAAATTCAATGGTATCCCTTTGCCGTTTGAAGCGGAAATCGATATCGAAGTACAGACCAATGGTAATCGCGTTCAAAACGTGATTGTTGATATTCAGCCTGTTCTGAATAAAAAAGAGCCTATTCCCCAGAAATAATTTTAGGGCTGTCCGCTTGCCCCCGAAAGCGGAATTTTATTAATTTTTTGAGGTAAAACTATGAAACTCGCAAATTTGAAAAAAGTCGCCGTTGGCGCAACTCTGGCAACCGCCTCTGCCCTGTCTATGGCCGATGGTATCGGTGACGTAACAACCACTATTACAGGCGAAATCGGTAAAGTAGCTCCTGTTGTTTCTGCTGTCGGTGTCGCTTTGATTGGTGTGTATGTTCTGATTAAAGCGTTCCGTCTCGTTACTGGCTTTATGCGCGGTTAAGAAACTGGGGGCAATATGGGTGCGCGTGTCGGCTTGCAATGCTTTCAGACAAATGAAATAGCGACTGATTATGTTGTGTCTCAGATTGTCCCCGTTTTGCATTCTGAGGGTTATTTGATAGCCCCTCGTAAACAGGGTAAAGACTGGTTTGTCGGGGCTGAAAAGGTAGTTTTAAATTTTCCTGATTGTTCGATTTTGGAGCAAATGGGGTATGGTTCGCAGATTGCTACGCCTTTTGTGCTTGTTTTTGTGATTATGTTTTGTTTCAAAATTGTAGCTCGTTTTATAAGTTTTTCGGGGGTTTCTGATGGTCACTGATTTTCCGTTTCTTGTTGGATTCTTCGCGACTCTATCATTAATTTTTTTGTTTAAGGGTTGAAAATATGAAAAAAAATAGTCTGGCGGTCGCATTTATGGCGGTCGCTTTTTTGTTTCCGGGTCATTCTTTTGCCGATACTGCAAAAGTCGGAGATGTTACTTGGGGCTTTAGGACTGATAAAAGGCTCAATGATATGACAAGTTTATGGGAGCCTAAACAAATAGGAATTTTGGACAAAAAAACAGGCATTACACATATAACCACAATTACAAAAGTCGCTTGTGTGCTTGATGAGTGTCTTTATAGAACTGAATATAAAGGGTCAAAAGGCAAAAATCCAAAAATACAAGTATTTGATATTGAAGATATTGCACCTAAAAACTCAGGGAATAAAAAAATAAGTATGGGAGATAAGGACGTAGAAGAAAACGCAAAAAAGCTTGGAGTCGAAAAGGAGAAACTAAAAAAGGCTTTGGAAGATGAAAACGAATACCAACGGCTTTTGAGAGAAATCCAAGTAAAGAAAGAACAGCAAAGACGTCAAGAAGAAAAGGAAAAAAACAAAAATAACGGAACAACTGGTAACGGTGGTGGTGGTGGAAGCCATGGCGGTGGCGGAAGCTCAGGCGGTGGCGGAAATTCAGGCGGTGGCGGAAATTCAGGCGGTGGCGGAAGTTCAGGCGGTGGTGGAAGCCATGGCGGTAGCGGAAGTTCAGGCGGTGGTGGAAGCCATGGCGATGGTGGAAGCTCTGGCGGTGGCGGAAGCTCAGGGAAAAAAGGAAGTAAAAAGGCGTATCAAGGTTATGGCAGTAATGATGGATATTTTGAATCGCCCTCAGATGCATGTTCAGCAACATATTCAGGTCTCGAATATGACGGAGAACCCGTAGTAGGTGTTTATTCTGGCGGTTTGTCTTGTAAAGCTGTCGGCGCAACGTCTGGAGAAGAGAAGCATTCAGGCGAATTGTCTGAAATTAACTTCGTTGTTGATGAGCGTGATTCTGATTCTTTCTGTAAGGACGGCGGAAAGCATTACGGGGACGGTTTTTCCGTTATTTGTACTGTAAAACACAAGCCGAAGCAGGAAAGCTCTACTGTTTCCTCTACGTCGCCGAGTAGTTCTACAAGTGAAAGCTCTAGCGATAATTCAAGCCCTAATGGCTCAACCGCTGGGGGCGGTGGTGGCGGTGGTCGAAGCGGAGCTGACCACGCCACAACGCCCGACGGCGGTATGCAAGGGGGCGGAACGACAGGCGGAAGTGGCCAAAGTGGAACGACAGGCGGAAGTGACCAAAGTGGAACGACTGGTGGAAGCGGAACTAGTGGAACGACAGGCGGAAATGGCCAAAGTGGAACGAATGGCGGAGGCGGTCAAGGTGGTTCTTCTGGTTCAGGCGGTGGCGGTGGCGGTCAAGATTCAGAATTGCCTGAAATGCCAGATTCTCCGTTTGGTAATGGCGATGGCGAGCCCGATTGGGGCGGTCTTAAATCCAATGGCGATTTCGGTAGTTTTAGGCCATCTTCAGCGTTCAGCACTGGGGGCGCATGTCCTCAAGATTTGACTTTAGATTTTGGTCAATTTGGCGTTCATCAGCTTCCGATGTCTTATGTTTGCATGGCTGTTGAGAAACTACGCTATGTTTTTATTTTTATGGCTTATTTCATATCTGCAATGTTGGTTTTTAAAGCTTTTTCTGGTAGAGGTTAAAAAATGCCTGCTTTTCTCGCTGGTCTTTTTCGTTTGCTTATGTCTTATATGGGACGGCTTTTAGTTACCTTTTTGCCATCTCTTAAAACTCTTTTCTTCCAAGTTCTTGTTGGTTTAGGCGTTTCTCTTGTTTCTTATGAGGGATTGGGTTTCGCATTTGACGGTATTTTAGACTATATAAAGTCAAATTATTTTGCCATGCCTGCCGATTTGGTCGGCCTTTTGGGGCTCGCTGGTATTCCCGAAGCCTTGAACGTCATATTTGGCGGATTTTCTTTTTCATTCGGCATTTGGGCTTCTTATCGCTCGTTGAAATTTATTAAATAGAGGTTTCTAAAATGATTACACTTATTACAGGCGTGCCAGGCTCTGGTAAAACATTGATGGCCGTTTCAGATTTGGCAAAAAAAGTAGATAAAGAATGGGCAGGTCGGAAAATATTTATTCACGGTATCCCTGAATTGACGATTCCAACCGAGCCTATTCCCGATGGCCATACAATCCAAGACATGCACGTTTGGCTCAAATGGCCAGAAAATAACGGCTCAGTCGTAGTCATTGATGAAGCGCAGAATATTTTCCCGCCACGTTCCGCCGGCTCAAAAACTCCTGAAATTGTAGAATGGTTGCATGTACACCGACATTCGGGGGTAGATATCATATTAATAACGCAAATGCCTGGTCGAATTGACAAACAAGTCCGCGACTTGGTTGGAGCGCATTATCATATTCATAAAACACCGCTCGGCGTGCGAATGCGTTATTTTTGGGACTATTGCGAGAATAGCCCGAAATCAGGAATGAAAAACGCGCGTCCAGAAGTCTATAAATTCGACAAAAAAGCCTTTGGCCTTTACAAGTCGGCGGAAATTCACACGAAAGTCAAAACGCCTAAAAGCAGGGTTTTGTATATAATTCCTATTGCTTTTTTTGTATTGGGCATTTCGTCCTTTATGGGCTATAAATTGCTGACAGGATTGGGGCAAAAAGAAGAGATTGTCGCAAATAATCAAAATTTGCCTATGGCTCAAATAGAAAGCCCTACCCATCAAGATTTTCAGCGTATGGCCGTTAAAAGCTCGCAAAATGTTGGTGGCTCGGTCGGTCAACAGCTTGCAAGTAGAGAGGAAAGGCATTTGACAGAGGAAATGCTAAAACCGACGGTAGAGGGGCGTGTGGAATCAAAACCGATTTATGATAACGTTCGCCAAGTGAAGCAGATGGAGTATCCCGTAGCGTGTATTTCTGGTGGAAATTCGGGCTGTTCTTGCTATTCTTCGCAGGGGTCTGCAATCAAAGAAATTGACAAGAAAACTTGTAATGAATATGTCAAAAATGGATTGCCTTTCAATCCATATAAAGAGAAAAAAGTAGAAATTTCAAATTCTGAAATTATTGAGAAACAATCTGCCAGTAAATCTGATTCGTCCGTCCTAGTTATGGGCGGAAAATCTCAGCAAAATTTGATGTATGATGGTTATGTCGAGGCAGGAAAGGAATTCAACCCGAATGGCGGTGTCGTGGGTTCAAATTAGAGAAAAAAGGTCGTTTGTTTTCAGACGGCCTTTTTTATTTAGGAATTGGAATTTTAGGTGTCAAGGGGGAAGCTTTGTAAAGATTGGGTGGGGTTTCCAATCTTTACGAATACCCCCTTGATTCCGAAAATTTCAAAGAACACGCTTGTGTCAGGGGAGCAGGAAAGGGTTTTATTTCCTGCTCCCCTGCCACGTGGCGAACGTCGCCGAAGGCAGAAAGAATTTGTATTTTTTAGAAAATTTGACGA